ATTTTTGAATCGCTTTAAGCATTTGTGGATTCTCAGGAATATCTACAACTTCTCGTGTAAGAGGTTTTTCTTTCTTTACAACCGGTGCTGGCTTTGTCTCTTTCGGTTCTTCTTTTGCCCGGAAGTAAAAGTCAACCAGGTAATCGTATACTTCCCATGCTTTGTCTGTATTTAAGGATTTGGCATGGAGTAACGCGCCTTTTTCGGTCCAAAGATACAATGTTTTAGCATATTTAAAGGAGCTTTGAATTTCACATGTCCTTTTCAATCTCCTTAATTCTTCCCCAAGCACTTCAATATAATGTTTTCCAAGAACATATCGATCTTTATTATAATTAAAATTGTAAATTATTTTATCCTTAGATACTCCATACGCTTCAGCTATTTGCCGAGTTGTAAGAACCTTCATTCCTTTTACTTCTACTGTTGCTGGTAACTGCATTTTATTCTCCTCGCTTTCTCATTGCAAGGAATCCCAAAGCATGCTAAAATATTTCATGAAGGGATTCCTTCGTTTGATAGAGATTCAATCTACTTTGGTCGGTGGGTGAATCTCTATTTTTCTTGATGATTTTTCAAATACTCCTCAACTGCTCTTCTAATTAATTCAGTCTTAGTAAGATTGTACTTTTCGCAATACTCAATCAACATTTCATGCCCTTCTTCATCAAATCTTACCTTTACATCTTTATTTAGAGGCTTATCAGTTTTCGGTCGTCCTGTACGTGGACTCATCTAATCACCTCACTTTTTGTGTTCCACAAATTCATTTTATTATCTGTGTTCCAAAAAGTCAAGCATTGTTTTTTTGTCCATGTACTTTTTATATCATCCTTTTACCTATCTTGCAAATTTCGCCTTTCACTCTTTTATACATAGAGTATACATATTACACAAAAATATCTATTTCAAAATTATCATATATAGCTGATAATTTTATTTCTCTTTGCGTTCAAAAAAATCATATTTTTTGTGCAATAGTAGAAAATTTGACTTTTTTACGCTCCTGTCTTCTGAGTGTCTGCAAATACATAAGCTGCTACTTCCTGCTGTTCTGCAGTTACTGTTGCATAGCCATCTACACCTTTTCCTTCCAATCCAAATGTCAACGATAACTCGACATTATCCTCTGCATTGGATGTCTTATCAATTTCCGTAAGATATCCCTGGAAGTATTTTGCCTTAAATTTATCAGTCGAGCTCGCCTGCGGCTCTGCTAAGTTTACTTCCCAGATCTCCATCTTTTCGTCATCATCGAGTGCTGCTTCCAGCTCATCGATGAACTTATCTCCTTTTTTTAAAAGGCTTGATGCTGTGATTTCTCCTTCTGCTGCTCCCGGTGTACGTACTGTGCCGTCTTTTGTCACTGTCGAATCAGCGTCCTTCGACTTTGTACGTTCATTTTCTGTCGTAAATGCAAGTGCTGTTGCATCATGATCTTTCTCTGTACTCAGGATACGGTACAGATATACGATCTTTTTTCCTGCTACTGCTTCTGCAAATAACTGCAGTCCAAATAACTTTCCGTTCTTCACTATTGTCATCTCCTAACTAAATTTATATCCCACTTCCAAAATTCCCATAAGAAGCGGCTGTTTCGTTGTATTATCCGGCGTAATTCTTTGTGTCGGTCTCTGCATATTCCAGGCATAGTGCGCTGTATGTTCGATAGACCTGCAGATCTTTTTGATATCTGCTAAGATACCAGATACCGTTCCTCTCTGCCGTATATTATCATGCCAGACTTTCAACGTCAGATTAGCCTCGCCGATAATCTCATTTTTTGTAGCCTGATCACTCTCGGAGCAATCCGCCAGGTAAACAAAAGGATACGGCGTGTCCTCAGGCGGTAAATCCGTGTCATACACACCAACTCCCGTATCCTCATATTTTTCTTTCAATGCCATCAAAACGGCGCTGAACAATTCCTGCTGTGGATCCATCTTATCACCTCACAAGTTTTCCCAAATCCGACTTAAATTTACCTTTCTGCTCATCAAATGCCGGACGTATATGTGGCTTTCCTTTCATGAATCTTGTTCCATATTCCTGATAAGCTGCATATTCCGCTGTTGATTCAACCTCTGCAGTCATGCCGCCATCTGTAATTTCCAAAAAAATTACATCATGCAAGTGTCCGCTATCTATCGGCGCCTCTTTTTGAGCTTTTTTCTGCAACTGTGCACCGTTTTTTTTCACAGTTGCTTTTACTTTCGATAAATCCATATTTTTAGTCAGTTTAGTCTCCAACTTTTCAAAACCTATCAGCTTTACTCCCATCACACCACCTCCGACACAACATATACTTGCTTCGTCCGGAGCTTTCTGCTGAAATCTACACCGTATGTTTTATTCCCTACGCGAATCCTGTCAAATGGTCGATCATAATGATTCTGCAGGTGAATGGTAAGGCTGCCTTCCTTAATTCCGGAATAGACAAGCATCATCGTATTCGTACCGGTATCCATGACTGATGCAGACTTCATATCTTCCGATATCGTGTCTTCCCCGTAATTACCGGTAGCCGGATCATACTCTCCAGGGGTGAGTTTCTGGAAGTATATAGGTGTGTCATATCTCATAGGAATCTCACCTTACCTTTCTTTGATTCTTTCTGATCATCCAGATATGCCCGGATGTCATCCATATATCCCGCAAAATCATTCTCCGACCAAGAAAGACTTTCTCCCTCAACACTGTGAGAGGAAAGTCCTTCCGAACCGATTCTGTTGAACCGTATGATTGACACATCCAGGATGATATAATTCATCTCTTCCGGAGGTTCCAATCCCCCGAGAAGAAAGCGCAGTCTTTGCTTGGTGGCCTTTAAAATCAGCAGTAATTTATTTTCCAAGGCTCCGTCTATTTCTTCCGGCAGTCCCAACAAGGCTTTCAGATCTTCAATCATACGATCCTCCTATTCTGCCGGCTCTTTATTTTCGGGTTCCTTCTTTCCGGCTTCTGGTGGTTTTTCATCGACATCTGTATCGGTCACATTATCCTGATCCTTTTCTACCAATTCGATCAGCGGAGTGTGCTGTTTGTTGTTACTGCCGGCCAGCTCCTCGATTCTTTCTTTGCTGACATCTACTCCTTCACGAGGGAAGATATCTCCCTCGTTATAGGAATGATCGTTATCATGGAGATCAATAAAATGCTTGATTACCTTATACATACTTTTTTACCTCCTATGCTCCCGGGTTGACCGTTACAGCCACATCACCGGAACGAACAGCTTTGTAGTTCTGATCACACTCAACCAGCGTGATATGGTGAGTTGCTGTCGAAGCAATCTCTGATTCACCGTCCCACTTAGACCAGTTCTTAACATCCATACCGTAAGTTACTGCTGTTGCAGCTGCAGCATCTTTGTACTTCCAGCAGTTTCTCATTGACATTAACTGCTCTTTCACTGTCAGCTTTGTGGTTCCTGCTTCTGATCCAGCCTCTGACGTTACCTTTAACGTTCCTAATGT